AGTCTGGTAAGATTCTAATAACAAGTATGGACAAATAAAAATGCCTAGAAAACCTAAACGAAAGAACTTAATAAAGAAACTAGATACTGTATTCTCTAAATACATTAGACAACGAGATGCAGATCCTGAAGGATATTGTAGATGTGCTACATGTGGAGAAGTCCATCATTGGACTAAAATACAAGCAGGTCATTTTATTTCAAGAAAACATTATGCTACAAGATGGGATGAACAAAATGTTTATGCACAATGTGTAGCGTGCAATGTCTTTAGATATGGGGAACAATATAAGTTTAGTTTATACATTGGTGAAAACTTGTCAAAAGAACTTTACGAAAAAAGCAGAACAATTACTAAATTTACAGACATAGAAATTATGGAAATGATTGATGATTATAATGATAGAATAAACCAATTTTCTTTTCATTAGTGAAACTTTTCTAGTTTTTATTGTTCTTTGTTTAAAGGAGGGATTAAGTTCCCTCTTTTTTTTTAAACATATTTTATTAACATTTTATTATAATATTTAATTATTTTGTTTAACTTTATATTATGATTGAATTACATTACATAGAACTACTTAAACAAAAGCAAGAAGAAATAGATAAATTAAGATCTGCTTTATTTGAAATACTACAAGCTGACTTTTTAAGTAAACAAGATAAACAACTAATAATAAATAATTTTTTTAAAGATGACAAAGACAACTAGAATTACTCAAACACAAGATTCTATTAGTAAACAAGGAGCTGTAGATAGAGCTACCGAAATAGCACTTAATCCTGTATGGAGAAATGCTACCGATAAAGAGAAACAACAAATACTAGGAGACATAAGTCTAATAGGAAAGTATCTCTACTTCGAGAAGAATTTGTTGCCAACAACAGAGGACTATAAAATGTTATATAATATAAATAAAAAATAAATATGGAATTAACAGGTACAATTAAATCAATAGGAAGTTTAGAAACTATTAAGCAGTTAAAGAAAAAAACTGTATTAGTAGAGACTGCTGGAAAATATCCACAAACAATACCAGTAGAATTTTTAAATGATAAAATTGATTTAGTAAACAACTTACAAGTTGGGCAAACAATTAACGTAGGAGTTAATTTAAGATCTAACGAGTACAAAGGTAAATACTACATAAACGTTACAGGATGGAAAATAGTTAATGCTGTTGCAGAAACAACATCAAACGCACAAATGCCAGACGTAAACGATAATCTTCCATTCTAATGATAGTAAACTCTTCTAAAATATTTGAAAAACTTTTAGATATTAAACACGGAAGAGTTAAGGAAGGTTTAAAAATAGGAGTTCCAGACATAGACGAATACTTACGATACAAACAAGGCAATTTTAATTTATTAATTGGTCATGCTAATGTTGGTAAAACAACTGTTATATTGTATTTGTTCGTCATATGGGCTCTTAAACACAAAAAGAGGTTTTTAATCTGGTCTTCAGAAAACACACCTCAATCAATTCAAAGAAAAATAGTAGAGTTTAAAATGCGTAAGCCTATTACAAAGGCAGATGACGCAGAGATAAAAGACGCTTTAGAATGGTCAGATACTTATTTTAAGATCATTGATGTAGAAGAACTTTACACATATAAAGAATTACTTCAAGAAGCAAAAGACATTAAGGATGCTTGGGATTATGATGCTATACTAATAGATCCATACAACTCTTTAATAAAAGACAAACAACTATATAAAGAAGTAGGAGGTCATGAATATGACTATCAAGTTAGTACAGAATTTAGATTGTTTGCTAAAAGAAACAACATAACATTATTCTTAAATGCTCATGGAGTAACTGAAGCATTAAGACGTATGCACCCTAAAGGACATGAGTATGAAGGATTGCCAATGCCTTTAAACATTGCTAGTGTTGAAGGAGGGGGGAAGTGGGGAAACCGCTGCGACGATCTGATCTGTATTCATAGATACACATCTCATCCAACAGACTGGATATACTCAAACTTATTAGTTTTAAAAATAAAAGAAATGGAAACAGGAGGAAGATGCACACCGTTTGATGAACCAATAAAATTAAAGATGGAAAAGAATAATATTGGTTTTACTTTTATGGATAAAGACTTATTAGATAAAAACAAAAAAGAATTATTATTTTGATACTTATATCTCTATTAATATTAACAACAATATTTGTAATGATTGGTCAATACAAACATGCAGATATTTATATTGCATTAATAAAAGGCTTCATGATAGGAGCATTATTTCACAAAGAACAATATGATGATGGATATGATGAATACACTTTACAGTGTGTCATAGGATTTATAAATGTTACAGTGAAATGGGAAGAGCAGACTGGTTAGAGATAGTAGCAAGACAACATAAAGAATGGATCAGAATAGTTAATGGTTTTGGTGAATATGATTATGCAGAAGACATTGTACAAGAAAGTTATTTAATATTATATAAATATGCTAAACCAGAAAAGGTTATTGAAAATGGTATTATTCGTAGGGGTTATATGTATTTCACTTTACGAACTACTTACTACTTATACTATAATAGTAAGCGAAAAGTTAGGAAAGTTTCTATTGATGATGGAGTACTTCAGTTAGAAGATCATTCGGATTTAAGAGAACAAGAAGCGTATAATTATATATGTCAAAAAATAGATGAGGAAATAGAGGACTGGCATTGGTATGATAAAAAGCTTTTTGTTTTATATAGAGATACAAATATGAGTATAAGAAAGATTGCAGCAGAAACAAAAATAAGTTGGGTAAGTATATTTAATACTTTAAAGAATGCAAAAAACATATTAAAAGATAAATTAAAAGAAGATTACGAAGATTACAAAAACGAAGATTATGAACGATTATAATAAATTTAAAGCCAATTTTGAATATCAACAAAAAGTAGCCGCTAAAGGATTTGGTGATACAGTTGAGAAAATAACTAAAGCAACAGGAATAAAAAAAGTTGTAGATACCGTAGCAGAAGCATTAGACGCAGACTGTGGATGTGATAAAAGAAAAAAGAAACTCAATGAATTGTTTCCTTATAGGATGCCAGAGCTTTTTACAGAACAAGAATTTTTATATCTTCAAGATATATTTCAAGAAAAAAAGAACAATATAACAGAATACGCACCAAAAATGTTAGAGATATACAATAGAGTTTTTAAAGACAAAAAACAACTTACTAATTGTAGTCCTTGCTTTGTTGGACAAGTGTATAATAAACTAGAAGCAATTTACAATGAATACAAATAAAATGGAATTAATCAAAGAATTAGAATACGTTACAAACTACGAGACCCTCGGAAATAAATTAATTCAGTGGGGTAAAGAGTCAAACAACGAAGACATAAAACTCTGTAAAGGATGTTTGGCAGAGATAGGAATATATGTTGCACATCTTGAATACGAGAGAAGAACATATGAAAAAACTATAGAGTCATATAGATCAGACAAGATAAGAGCTCTTAAAAGAGCAAGAAGAGTAGAGACAGAACTCAATGAAGCTAATAAGATTGTTATAAAATATAATAAGGCAAAAAAGCTAGGACTATGAGTAAGCATAAAGAAAGAAAAGAAATGCCAGTATTTACTGGAGTGTTGAAGTATTTTCCTAGAGCACTTAAATATGTATCAAAGATTAGTTACATAGGGAACCAGCAACATCATCCAGACAAACCTCTGCATTGGGATAAGAGTAAATCAACAGACCAACTAGATGCTTTAACTAGACACCTAATAGACCACACTACAGAACCTATTGATGATGATGGAATGTTACATCTAGGCAAGGTAGCATGGAGAGCTCTTGCTGCATTAGAAGACCAATTAGAAAAAGGAGAATGATATGAATAATACAATAACACTACTTAACGGAAAACAATATTCACCAGAAGATCTAATTCCTAAAATGGATGACGATAAGTTTTACTATGGAGAACTAGGTAGAACAGCATTGAGTTCATCATCAGCGAAATACTTACTAGATAGTCCTAAAGCTTACGCTAGAAGTTTAAATTTTAAATCAGACAACCCAGCTTTTAAAGCAGGAAGGCTTATACATTTAGCAGCATTAGAACCAGATAAGGTAGATAGTCTTGTGCACATAGTAGAAGTACAATCAGCAAGAACAAAAAAATACACAGAGAAAGTAGCAGAGATAGGATCAGACGAATTTGTATATACAAGAAAAGACTATGACAAAGCAATGTATACAGTAGATGCTTTACTACAGAATGATTTGTGGCAAAGGATGACAAGAGGAGCAAAGTTTGAGATACCAGCTATTGGAATGTTACATGGTTATCCCTTCCGTGCTAAAGCGGATATATTAGGTGATGGATTTATTGGTGATTTAAAAACAACATCAGATGTAAAAGCATTTCCATATTCAGCCAAGAAATACTCTTATGACATACAGCTTTATATTTATTGTGAATTATTTAATGTGAGTTATGATAAATTTTATTTCTTTGCAATAGATAAAGGCAAAGGAGATTTAGGTATGTGGGATGCAAGTGAGAGTTTTTATTTATCAGGGAAAGAAAAATTAGAGAGAGCAATTAAAACATTTGAAGAGTATTTTGTGAAGAAGGAATCAGAATTAAACGAATATGTCATACGAGGAACTCTTCAGTGATGAAATAGAAAAATATTATCTAATGGCACTGATGGATTTAGCAGCTGGAGCTTCAGAAGAAGAACTAGAAAATGCTATAAAGCTTTATGAAACTCTAGAGAATTATGAAGCGTGTGCAGGAATTTTAAAAGCTATAAACGAAAACAAATATTATGATAACATCAGAATTAAAAAGAATAATAAGAAATCAGACTAACATTGATCTAGAAAACGAACACACATTAATTTGTAGAGACAGAGATTTTGTTGAAGCAAGAGCAATGTATTATAAGCTTCTTCGTCAATACACCAACATGACTTATACTAAAATAGGAAAGTCAGTTAATAAAAACCACGCATCTGTATTACATGCCTGTAAATATTTTGATTATTGGACAAAGCAAGATGAAGGATTACTAAACATCTACACTAAAATAAAAGAAGAGTTTAGAAAGTATCTAGGATATGAGAAAGCAGACAAGAAACTAGAATATAATCTAGAAATGTTACTAGATAATTATCTTATACTTAAAAAGCAATACGAAGAACTTAAAAACAAATATCACAGCCTTGACTTGTTAGACTAATGTTACAAATACCTCTGCACGAAGATATTATCACCTACAGTAAAAAGCTGGTAGAGAGAACTAACTTTGGAATGAGAGGATTTGCAGACGGCAACAAGAGAAATCAATACATAGGAATAGTAGGAGAAAACACCATAAGAGACCATTTAGGAATAGACCTTATGGATGGACTAGGAGGATTTGATGGAGGGTATGATATTGAATGGAATGGTTACAAGGCAGATGTCAAATGTATGGAAAGAAAAGTAGATCCTAAAGATTACTATGTGAATAATGTTCTAGACACACAAATAGGATACATAGCTGATGCATTTATATTCGCATCTATAAATAGATTTACTAAAGTTCTTACAGTGTGTGGATGGGTAACCAAAGAAGAATTTAAAGAAAAGGGTAACTATTACCCTAAAGGTACGATCAGAACAAGAAAGGATGGTACTACCTTTGAACTCTATGCAGGCAACTGGGAAATAGAGAATAGATATTTAAATGAGTTTTAACAAATGAAAGTATTAGAATTATTTGCAGGAAGCTGCACATTCACAAGAGAAGCTAAAAATTTAGGTTATGAAACTTTCTCATCTGATTATAAAGAATTTCCTAATATTGATTACTCTGTTGATATACTAGAATTTGATATATCTAAAGTTCCATTTAAACCTGATTTAATATGGGCAAGTCCACCTTGTACTTATTTTAGTGTAGCATCTATTGGTAAACATTGGAACAAAGACCATACACCAAAATCCAATAATGCTTTGATTGGTGTTAAGTATGTTCAAAAAACAATAGATATTATAAATCATTTAAAACCTAAATATTGGTATATAGAAAATCCAAGAGGTAAATTAAGAAAATTAGAAGTTGTAAAAGGTCTTGAAAAAGCAACTGTTTGGTATTGTCAATATGGTGATACAAGAGCAAAACCTACAGATATTTGGTCTAACAATATTAAATCAATTTATAATCCAAATGGTTGGCAGCCAAGAAAACAATGTTTTAATGGTAATAAAAATTGTCATCATCAACCTGCACCAAGAGGCAGCCAAACTGGCACACAAGGATTAAAGGGTAATTATGAAAGAAGTAAGTTGCCTATAGAATTATGTAAAGAAATATTAACACAAAGTAAAATAATTTAACAAATGATAAGTTTTTTTATTGTATTATTGATTAATCAAGTTATTTCAAGTTATGGCACACGGAGGAAAAAGACAAGGAGCAGGTAGAAAACCTAAAGCAGATGAGTTAAATCTAATAGAGAAACTAACTCCATTAGAAGATGCTGCATATCAAGCTCTAAAAGCTGGAGTAGAAAAAGGAGACTTCAAGTATGTTCAGCTGTTCTATAATTACTACGCAGGTAAACCAAGAGAAACAAAAGACATTACAATAAACGAAGACACTCCACTGTTTATTGATTAATGAGAGTCAGAAAGACGATAGCGTTTGACAAACTTCTTGCACTAGACAAAAGAGTTAAGATTGTAAGAGGAGGAACTTCTGCTGGTAAAACTATTTGTATACTATCTATCTTAATAGATCAGGCAATAAGAAATGCAGGCAGCGAGATAAGTGTAGTATCTGAATCAGTTCCACATTTAAGAAGAGGAGCATTAAAAGACTTTCTAAACATCCTAAAAGGATTAAACAGATATTACGAAGAGAAGTATAATAGAACAACATTAAAATACACATTCTCTAATGGAAGTTATATAGAGTTCTTTTCTACAGACCAACCAGACAAATTAAGAGGTTCTAGAAGAACAGATCTATTTATTAATGAGTGTAATAATGTTAGCTTTGAAGCTTACCAGCAACTATCAATAAGAACCTCTGGAGATATTTGGCTTGATTACAACCCTACTAATTTATTCTGGGTAGATAAAGAATTAATCAATACAGAAGACACAAACTTCATTACATTAACTTACAAGGACAATAATGAACTTCCTGATAGTATTATCAAAGAAATAGAGAAAGCTCGTCTAAAGGCATCTAAAAGCTCTTATTGGGCTAATTGGTGGAGAGTGTATGGACTAGGTGAGATAGGAACACTTGAAGGAGCTTGTATTCCTGATTGGAAACAAATAAGTGTAATACCACCACATGCTAGGTTATTATGTCATGGATTAGACTTTGGTTACTCTGTTGACGAAGCAGCATTAGTAGCATTATACAAACTAGATGATGCATATATATTTGATGAAGTACTCTATAGAAAAGGAATGTTAAACTCACACATAAGTCAATACCTAAAAAACAATCAGATACTAGGGAGCTTATGGGCAGATAGTGCAGAGCCTAAATCAATAGCAGAACTAAATACATATGGACATCAAGTATTCCCAGTTACAAAAGGTAGAGATAGTATAGTGTATGGTATTAACCTTATAAACCAAAACAATGTATTTGTTACACAAAGATCAAAGAACTTAATTAAAGAGCTTCAGGGTTATGTCTGGATGAAAGACAAACAAGGTAACACACTACAAAAGCCTAACCCTATGTCTGGAGACCATAGTATTGATGCAGCTAGATATGCATTAACCTCACAATTACAAGATCCTAATAAAGGAGAATATCACATTTGGTAAAAATAATTAACAATATATTTGGATTGTTCAAAAAATGTTTATATATTAGCTTCATAATTAAAATAAATAAACAATGAAAACAAAAACACAAACTTCAGAAACGATGTTCAAATCTAAAGTAGATATCGATACATCAGACATATTCTTTAACTTTGGTGCTGTAACTTATAACGAAAAAGTTAGAGAGTCTAATAAAAAAGGATATTTCTTTGATGCTGATTATTATCTAAAACAAGATGCAGAGAATTTCTTAAACATTATACATAGACCTAATATAACTCCACAAGATTTAGTGGATGATTTTTTATATAGCAGACTATAATTAAATACAGATGCTGATAACCCGTAGTAACATAAAAACACTAAAACCGATATCAACAATGGATTATGATCCTAGTGAGGAATTTAGTAAGTCTAGTGTGAATGGGCAGCATCTTTTTAGAAACAAAGAAATGAAAACAAAAGAAATGATTAAATGGGCTTTTATTACTTACACAGTAATATTTATTATATTAGGAATTATAGGAACACTAACTTATTACCTACCATAATGAAGACAGTATACAAAGCAACACAACAAGACATTAACATGCCTGTAGATAAAAACCTACAGAGAGACATAGTTAAATACCTATGCTGGGGATTACCTCAACTTACATTCTGGATGATAATGCTAACAAACTTTTTATTTTATGTCATTAGAGGAAGCTAGAAAGGGGCTATTAATAATCAACCGAGAATTGTTTAATCATGGTGGCTTGTCACAAGGTTCATCAATAAGAATCAGTAAAAAACTTTTAAAAGTAATAGATGAAATCGAAAATGAAATCGATAGAGCTGAAAACCAGAGATCAGTACGAGAAGGAGATGAAGATCTTCAAATGGTGTATTGATAACGATATAAGAGTTTATCGAGAACCAACAAGACTAGGTAAGAAACCACCAGTGATAATTGTATTAGATTATAAAGGACAAATTAAAAAAGGATCAGAAGTGTTTACGCAAGGAACAAAAGAGTTGGAACATAAGATAGCAGAAGTATATGAATGGGCATATGATAGAGCTCATGATGCATTAGAGAGAGAGCAAAAGATAAAGAGAGACAATAGTACATAATTAAACTTTTCATGTTAGTTAGTTTTGGGGAATCAGAAATGGTTCCCTTTTTTTATACAAAAAACTGAATAAGTTATTGTTATAATATGAAAGTTAAGATACAAGTGCCAGAATCTTTAAGAGAGATTAGTTTAGAACAATACCAGAAGTATCATAAGATAAACACAGACGCTAATCAGAACTCTAATTTCTTGCTACATAAGACAGTAGAAATCTTCTGTAATCTTAATCTCCAGAATGTTATTAAAGTACAGTTTAATAGTGTGATGGAAGTTGTAAGAATTATTAATGACTTATTTAATAAAGACGCTAAACTTGTGCCTACTTTTACAATGGATGGAATAGCTTATGGCTTTGTTCCAGATTTAGATAAAATAACTTTAGGAGAATATATAGACCTTGATACTACACTAGGAGACTGGAGCAACATGCATAAAGCTATGGCAGTATTATACAGACCAATAAAGGACACACTAAAAGACAAATACATCATAGAAGACTATAAAGGATCAGAAGATTCTGAAAAATATAAACAGATGCCACTTGATATAGTTATGGGTTCTATACTTTTTTTTTACAATTTAAAGAACGAATTACTGAAAACTATCCTGAAATCTTTGAATCAAGAGGCGATCAAGGGGATGACTATTCAGCAGAGGGAGGATTTGCTAGGAAGTGGGGATGGTATAACTCGCTATATAGATTGGCTGGAGGAGATGCAACCAAACTTGAATCTGTCAGTGAATTAAATGTACATTCATCATTATACTATTTAGCATATGAGCAAGACAAATTACAGACAGAGAAAAATTTAATTAAACAGAAAACAAGATGACAGGATTTTATAACATAACAAATAAGATAAAAGAAACACTAGAAGCAGAACCATTTGTAAACAATGTGTCATATGGGAGCTTTGACAATGTAGATCTTAACAAGCAAACTATATTTCCTTTATCACATGTAATGGTAAATCAATGTACTATAAATTCTAAAGTGCTAACGTTTAATATCTCTGTTATGTGTATGGATATAGTAGACGTAAGTAAAGAAGAAACAACAGATTTATTTTTAGGTAATGACAATGAGCAAGACGTGCTAAACACACAACTAGGGATATTAGATAGACTAATGGCATTACTACAAAGAGGAGATTTATATTCAGACAAATATCAAGTGGACACAGATGTTACTTGTGAGCCTTTTGTAGATAGATTTGAAAACAAGTTAGCTGGATGGGTAGCAACATTTGATGTACAGATACAAAACGATATGACGATATGCTAAACAAAGAGAACACAAGAAAAGCATTAGAAGCATTTAAAGATTATGTAATCCAACAGTCTAGAGCTAATCTAACTAAAAAGAATAAGAATGTATCTAAACAGCTTTACAACTCTCTAAAAGGTATAGTAGATGTTATGCCTAACTCGTTTAGATTAAAGTTTGAGATGGAAGATTATGGTAAGTTCCAAGATCAAGGGGTTAAAGGAGCAACAAGCACATACCCAGAAAGCACTAAAAGTCCATTTAAGTTCGGTACAGGCACAGGTAAGAAAGGTGGATTATCAGGAGGTATAAAGAAATGGGTAGAAGCAAGAAGATTTCAATTCAGAGACAAAAAAGGAAAGTTTACTAGTTATGAGTCTACAGCTTATGTTATTTCCAGATCAATATGGAATAAAGGAATAAAAGCAAGTTTGTTTTTTACTAAACCTTTTGAGAAAGGATTTAAAAGATTACCAGAAGAATTATTAGAAGCATACGGATTAGACGTAGAAGAATTTATAGATTACACAATAAAACAATAGAACATGGCAAACATATTATTAAGAAGTCCTTTTTATGTATATCAAACACAAAGTGGTGCACAATCAGCAAAATTAGAATTAGAGATTGATGGAACATTAAGATATACAATTATAAAAGACACACCTACAACATCAGTGACATTTGAAATAGCACAGCTAGCAAGAGATTATCTAGACATAACATATGGGGGAAGCTATCAAAATCAATCAGTAGATATATCTGGAGAGATTACATGGTATCAATCAACTAATGCAACAGGAGGAACAACAGGAACACCAGTTACATTTACACATAAAGGCTTTGATGGTTATTGGGATTACTACAATACATCTTATACAAAAGAGTTTTGTTCTACTGGTTCTTGTTTAATGCAAGACAATACAACAATATATGTGCCTGAAGGAAAAGGAGGGTTTATACCAGTGTTATCGTCAGGATCTATAATATATAATTCATTTACTGGTTCAACAACAACATTATCTGTAGGATCACCACCTGTAACAATTACAATTAAAAGACAAGACTGCTCAAAGTACATGCCTATGCAAATAACATTTGTAAATAAGTATGGAGCACTACAAGATCTTTATTTTGATAAAAAGAGTACAGAGACAATGGTAACAACGTCAGAAAAATATAACAACAGCAATATATCTTCTTCTGGGACTTATTCAGTAACATCACATCAGTATAGAACATTAAGTAAATCAGGAAGAGAAAAAATGACATTAAACACAGGGTTTATAGATGAGGGAATGAATGAGGTAATGAAACAATTAATGTTATCAGAGCAAGTTTGGATGCACATGGGATCAGAGATACATCCTATTGATATAGCATCAAATTCATTGACATTTAAAACAAAAGTTAATGATAAATTAATTAACTACACAATAGAAGTAGAACACGCTCATGAACACATTGATAGAGTTAGATAATGAAAGCATATTTGCAGTTATATATAGAGGGTAATAGAGTAGATTTATTCAATGATGAGTCTGTAAGTATAGTCCAATCTATACAGAACGTTAAAGACATATCACAAATTTTTGTGGAGTTCACAAGAACATTTAACATTCCAGCATCAAAAAAAAATAACAAAATATTTGAGCATTATTATAACTACTCTATTTCTGATGGGTTTGATGCAAGATTAAAGAAAAACTCTACAATAGAATTAAACTCTAGACCTTTTAAAACAGGAAAGATAAAGCTTGATGGAGTTGATTTGCAAGATGGACAACCAAACACATATAGAATAACTTTTTTTGGAAACACTATAGACCTTAATGATCTTTTAGGTGATGATAATTTAAGCTCTTTAGATCTCACAGCGTTTGATACAACTTATAATGCTTCGACAGTAGAAACAGCATTAAAAACAGGAATAACAAAAACATATTCACATCCTGATAGAACAACAGACATAACCTATCCAAAAGGTATAATAGCACCATTAATATCACACACTACAAGACTATATTATCAATCTGCAGACACAACAGATTATCCAGATGCTAATGGAGGTAACTTGTTTCCATTTGGAACAGATGGTGTAGATGCTAGCCATCAAGGAGTTTATTGGGAAGAATTAAAGTATGCAATAAAGATAGACGCTATTATTAGAGCTGTAGAAGATAAATATGGATTAACATTTAGTACAGACTTTTTTAATACCACAAACACATCTTATTATAATCTTTATATGTGGATGCATAGAAAAAAGGGAAAAGTATTTGAAGATACAGCGGTAAGTAAGCAAGTAACAGGCTTTACGATAGATAGATTTCAAGAACTACCTGTAATAAGAAGTGAGTCAGACAGATTAATTGTACAAAATGCAACAGGATCAATACAATATTCATTAACTATAAATGCCACTACAAATATAACAGGAACAGTAAGAATATATAAAGATGGGATAGAAGATAATTCTAGATCTATAACAAACAATACTTCTGTAACTTTAACAGGCTATTTAGAAAATGCAACATATACTGTTTTTGTAGACTCATCAGCTTCTAGTTTTGTTTTAGATACAGATACGCAATGGGATATTAATGTAATTTACTTACAAAACAGCACAGCAGAATACCCTTTGACAAGTAATTATACTTTTAATAACACAAGAGAGTTTATTATATCTCAACAAATACCAGAAATGAAAGTAATAGACTTTTTAACTGGTTTGTTTAGAATGTTTAATCTAACAGCTTATACTGATAATGGCACTATAATTATAAAAACGTTAGATGAATACTATAGTGATTCAGATACAGTTTGGGATATAACTAATTATGTAGATACAACAGAATCAAGTGTAAACGTAGCTCTTCCATATAAAGAGATAGTTTTAGAGTATGAGGGACTTGGAACAAAATTAGTAAAACAACATGAACAATTAAGCAGTGTAAGCTGGGGAACAGAAGGCTATAGTGGTGATGATTACTATGATGCTAATCCAGAAACATATGAAGTGACTTTACCTTTTGAGCATATGAAGTTTGAAAAGCTAAATGGCACAGGTACAGATCCACAAATAGGATGGTTTGTAGATGATAATAATGATCCTTATTATGGAAGCCCATTACTTCTTTATGCACACAATCAAACATCAGCAACAGAGATAAGATTCTTAATTACAGAGAACGCAGCAAGTCCAGATGTAGAAGGAACAAATTATAATGATATAACAAGCTATTATATACCTTCAAATAGTCAGCAAATAGACTACACTATAAATGAAAGTAATATTCATTTTAGAAATGAGATAAACGAATACTCATTAACAAATCAATTTGAAGACACATTATTTAAAGTATATTATGAAAATTATATTTCTCAAGTATTTCAGACAAATAAAAGACTTACAACTGTAAATGCTTATTTACCTATTAAAATGTTACAAGAATTTATTCTTGCAGACACAATAGCAATAAGCGACAGAAACTACACTATTAATCAAATAGAAACAGATTTTACTACAGGTAGATCTAAACTAGAATTAATTAATGAAGTAACAGTATCAGTAGGAGGTTCAACTCCAATAACTACAACTACAACTTCGGATGAAGATGAATGTACTGAATGTACTGCTGATT